GCTTTCACTGCACAAGTTGAAGAGCGCGGGAGCAAGATAAAACGTAGTCTTGCCGCTGCCGTGAAATTGTGGATAGAACTTCCCCCGGACCTACAAGGCCTACTCTTAGATCAGTCTCTCCCCTCAGATACCTTTATTGCCCTGATTCAGAAGATTGTCGATCAACGAATTCAGGCCGGCCGCAATGCTGGGTTAAAACTTCTCTCACCCCCGCCGAAAAAGCAAGTTCCAAAGGGTTCAAAGTCACCGTAGCGCATTTTTCAAGGATAGCTTCTGACGCAATCCTCTCCACTTCTCTATCAATTTTTAGTTCTCCCGGCATTTCTAACATCCTTGCTACACATCCTTTACGTTGAATCGCTGTGGTTTCCGCGACCCGCTTCGTTTTTATCGCAGCCTGCAACTACCGCCATTATACCGAGAGGCCTCTGGCGCAAAAGAAAATTCTCCTTGATTTTTCACCCCTTTCCTGTATCCTTTCAACTTGCAGGTCCTTTATGTCTGAGGCATTAACAGTCATTGCGGTATTGTTCGTTTCTCTCGCTATTACGGTTGCCGTATTCGCGATATTCGTACTCGTTTTGCGCTGGGTTTTCCGCATCGATGAAATCTTCGATATCCTTCGCGCCATCGAACATCATCTTCGCCCCCCGGAACCACCCCAGGCTCCCCAGCAACCTGTTTCTCCGCCCGACCGAACCCCACTTCTCGCCACATGCGATGCCTGTAAACGTTATTTCAAAGCCGATTCCCTGGTAAAGATTGCTATAGGCAAGACTGTCTGTCCCGCCTGCAAAAAATTTATCGAATCGAAGAAATCCTGATTTTTTCTTCTTGTGTTCGCCGATACACCATTGTACTTTGTGCCTTGTGCACTTGTGCCTTGTGCACTTGTGCCTTGTACACTATTTTGATTAGCCGGGCCTTCTCCCCCCGGCGACAACAGGCAAACCTCCAGCCCGTTGACTGAGCCGTAAGCAGCTTAGTGACGGGCTTTTTCTATTTAGAAATCCCCCGCCCTAAGACACCAAGCAGCGTCGAGCGTATAGCGTGGAGCGTGGAATTGTACGCTAAACGCTACACGCTAAACGCTAAAGTGCGTTCTTTGACAAGTGAATTACTGTTGATCAGGTTTTTGGCCAAATATTTTTTCTGCGGCCTCAAAAAGGGCATCCGTCCAGAGGGGAGATTGACCCATCCGTCTGCGCCGGCGCTCCGCCTTTAAGGAGTTGCGCACGCCGGTTGGTGCCGCGAACGGACCAGTCATCGGGTACGGCAACTCCGTAACCAGGGCTGATCCTTTTATGCTCGCCTTGTGCTTTATGTGTAGTTGTTTTTCAACCGCCTCAAAAAGGATGTCCGTCCAACGGATGATCTTGCCGGTTTTCTTGCGGCGCCTGGCCGCCTCCGCCTCGCAGGCGTTGAAGATATGACTGGGTATCTGTGCCGATTTAGTCCTTGTGTTTTTTGCCATCGGATTTTCCCTTGTGGTTTTGGTTATTCTTGCCTTCGGCAAAGGCTTGGAGATTTTCGCTTGCGAAAAACTCCAACGCCTCTTCAGACGATTCTATCCTCCCGTAGCAAGCGCAGCACTCGGCAAGCACCGAAGGCAGCAGCTCAATAGCAGGCGGGTAGCAATCGAGACAGCCGAGGAGCAACTCGATGTGGTGAATAGGCCGGGCAATCCGCTCCCGCCTCGATTGGCCGGGGAATGCGACAGCAAATTCGCCATCGCTCATGCGGCCAAGCAACTCGATATCGCGTAGGCAAATAAATATGCCCGTCCCTACCTTGCGCTTTATCATGGATTCGCTGGTCTTTACAATTTCATCCGACTTTGCGGCGGCGGCATCATAGCCCGCCTCAATCGCTTTTTCAGCCACGATCGCGGCGTACTTTTCGCAGAGTGTAATCAATTGTGGCAGTTCACTTTTAGCCTCGCATTCGCAATCCGGCGATTCATCATCGCAGTCGCATTCGTCCCTTGCTCTGATCTCTACGAATGTTTGGACGGCTGGATCGTAGCCGACCCCGATTTCCGTTTCGGCGGTGAATCCGGCATCTTCGATAGCCTTGTAGATGGCCGCTTCCCACGCCTTCTTGATTTCAACAACATCGGCCCGATCGCCGAGCGAGGGGAATTGCTCAAAGTAAATTCGATTCGTTGTGATTTTAATGACGGCTTCCATGTATTTCTCCTTTTCAAAAGGCCCCCGCAACAAGCGGCGGCGGTTATGTACAGCACTATAGTAATATACGGCTATACAGCTATAAGGTCAACAGTAATCTTTGAGATATTGTGAAATAATTTTCAAAATGGGCGTTTTTGACGTAACAACGCGGTTTTTAGCGTAAAAATAATTGTAGAAAAATCTGTGAAAATTAAGCCTTCGTGCCTTCGTGGTGATGTTTGTAATTCGCTTATGAAATAGAGGACCACGAAGGACACGAAGTACACGAAAAAGAGATTGGATAGATGAAAATTAAAGCCTTCGTGCCTTCGTGGTGAAACTTCTTTGTAAGGATGTTTTTTTCAGGAAAGGATGCCAAAATGAATCCTCAATCGTCCCTCGTCTCTCGTCCCTCGTCTATCGTCCTTCGTCCCTCGTCCCTCGTCTGTCTTCTCTCTTGTGCCTTGTGCCTTACGTCTTGTGCGCAGGTTTCTAATGTCGATCCCAACTACGTCCGCTCAGTCGCAGCCGAGGTCAACGACTTAGTCGTTCGCGTCGATGCGTACCAGCAGGCGGCGACCGTGGCGATTGAGCAGCTCGTAATCCAGGGCGCTATTGATCCGAACAAGGCCTCGACGATTCTGGCTGCGAACGCCGACGTGGATCGTTTACAGGCGACGATCCAGCAGGTGACAGCCGCGTTGCAGAAGGCCGACTATTCCGATAGCCAGGGCCTGTTGACTTTGCTCCAGTCCGCCCAGGCGGCCAACGCCGCGACCGCACCCTGGAATCCCTACGCCGCGCTGATCGCCGCCGCGTTGACTATTCTCTCGACAATCCTCGGAATCGCCCTGCGTAAACAAGCCGCCAAGACCGCCGCGCTCGGTCTCAAGTACCAGGCGCACAAACAAGGGGTCGAAAAGACAATGAAGGAAGTCTCGGCATCGAGCGATACCGAGGTCGCCAAGGTGGAGTTGACGCTCTACGATAATATCGGCGCCGCCCGTTCCGCCCTTGGCGTCACATAATCGTCTATCGTCTATCGTCCGTCGTCAATCGTATCTCATATTTCGGATTTGCTTAGTATGGTTCCTCTTTCAGCCGTTATTGCGATCGTCGGAATGTTGGTGGCCATCGTCGGCACCTTGATTGTGGTCAACCTGCACTCGATCAAGGGTTCCGTCACCGACTTAGGCACCCGCCTGCAGAAGCAGGATGAATCCGTATCGACCATCGCCCACAGCCAGGCCGCGATCACGATCGAGGCCCAACGGAATCAAACCGAGTGCAAGGTTGATTGTGAGCGGGAGTTCGTTCGCAGCGAGGTCTTTTTGCGTGAGACCGGCTTTTTGCGGAGGAGTTTGGATAGCGTATCGGCTGCAACCACTCGCATCGAGGGCAACTTGAAGGTTGTTGAATTGCTGCCCCAGATTTGCGGCGACATTGCCCGCAAGATCGTGCACGAGTTCAAAGAGAATGGAGACAACCCCAATGCCAGCGAATAGACAGGACCCCGAGGCCGTCAGGATGAAGGAGCTCAGATTACTGATCCTGTCGAACATGAACCGTCTCTACCCGACCGCGTTGCGGGTCTCGAACTTATTCCGCGTGATGATCGCCTTCGACGAGACCTATACGATGTCCGTACTGGAGAAGGACCTGACGTACCTGCACCAGAAGGGTTATGTGGAATACATAGACGAGCGGATCGGCGGTTACAATCATTTTCACCGCAAGTTCGTCGGCCTGACCGCCAAGGGCAAGGAAATCGCCGACCGCACCGCAAAGGATGATGCGCTTGAAATCTAAACACACTGTTTTTCTTTGGTGATTTTCCTCGTGCCTTCGTGGTAAATGACAAAAAGAAGAACTCATAGTCTGATAGACAATTTCCCCGCCGCCCTGCGGGATTCGCTGACTCGCATGCTGGTCGATAACGAATGGCCTGCGGATTTTCCCGGTGAGCATGTAGGCAGCCCGAGACACGAGGACTGCGTCTTGTACGTTACGACCCAGGGTTATGTAATCTCGATGTCCAGCATCGGTCGATACGCAGCGCGTATGAAACTGCTGGCCCGTATGAAGCAGGCCGGCGTGATCGTCCGCGACGTGATGAAGGATTTAACAAGGGAGAAGGCCTCCGAGACCCAGAAGGCGGTTTCCGAGATGATCACCGCCCAGGCGATAGAGTTCATCTCATCGCAGGATGGCATGTCCGCGAAGGAGATCATGGACGTTTCGCGTGCCATCAGGGATTGCACGCAGGTCAGTATCAGCGCGGATAAGTACATCCGCGACCAGCTCAAAGAGAAGGCTGAGGTTGCAGTCGAGAAAATCGTCGAGATCGGCAAGAAAAAACACTTGGACTCGCGGACCTTGAAAATGATCCGCGAACAGATTTATGGAATCGTGACATAGAGTATGGTAGCAGCGGCAGTCCCATTATACGGTTTTCAGCAGCGATGGTTTCGGGACCGTTCCCGTTTCAAGATCGGTTGCATGGCCCGCCAGATCGGGAAGTCCTTTGGCGTCGCCCTTGAGGCCGTCGATGATGCGATGGCGACTGGTAGCGACTGGGTATTGCTCTCAGCCGGCGAAAGGCAGAGTAAGGAATTGATGTCCAAGGTCAAGATGCACTGTCAGGCATACGCGCTTGCCGCGTCAGAGATTGAATCCAGCGAGTTCTGGTTGGGCGATATCCGTTATACGCTTCTGACGATCACCCTTCCCAATGGCGCACGCATTATGGGCCTGCCGGCGAATCCCGACACCGCTCGCGGTTTCTCGGCCAACGTAGTGCTCGATGAATTCGCGTTTCACAAGGACAGCGATCGTATCTGGTCGGCGTTATTCCCGACCATCTCTCGCGGCTACAAGATACGCATCGTCTCGACTCCCCAGGGCTTGGGCAACCGCTTCCATTCTCTGTTCACGGGCGATAACGAATGGTCCAAACACTTGGTGGATATCTACCAGGCGGTAGCCGACGGCGTCCCTCACAATATCGACGAGCTCAAGAAGGGCATCGACGATGAGGATGCCTGGCAGCAGGAGTTCGAATGCAAGTTTATCGACGAGGCCTCTGCCTGGCTGACCTACGAGATGATCGCCGCCTGCCAGAACGATACCGTTGGCGAGGAGATTCTTTGGAGCGACTTCAATCTCGACACGTACCTGTTCAACCCCGCCCCGGGCGCCCGGCGTTTCGCAGGAATGGATATCGGCCGCAAGAAGGACCTCTCGGTTATCGACGTTGAAGAGCAGGTGGGCGACGTATTCTGGAACCGTCTGACCTTGATAATGCACAAGGTGACATTCAGCGAACAGAGGGACCTGTTATTGCGGATCGTTCGCAAGTTCAACTGCGAGCGGGTCTGTATCGACGCTACGGGTATAGGAGCCCAGATCGCCGAGGATACCGTCAAGCAGCTCGGCACTTACGCCGCCGAGCAGGTGGAGTTCACCTTGAAGGTCAAGCAGGACCTGGCCGTGCGGACCCGGCATTTATTTGAGGACAAGTTATGCCGGATCGCCGTTAGCCGTAAGCTCAGGGACGATCTGCACGCCGTTAAGAAGACCACCACCGCCGCCGGCAACGTTCGATTCGACGCCGAGCGGACTAAGGAGGGCCACGCAGATCGCTTCTGGGCCAAGTCCTTGGCCTTCATGGCCTCGGATGCAGGAATTGTCATGCCGGAGGTCATACTGCTGTGACGAATTCCACTGAATTAGTTGAAGTCCGCAACCGCCTCAGCCCTGAGGCCGCAAGCCTGCTATTTAGTGCAATCGACCGCCAGGTGGAGTCAGCCGCGACCAAATATGGAATGAGCCAATACGCAAAGATGTGGCTCGCGGGCCTCGATGAAGGGGATAGGATTCGCAGTAAGCCTGTGACTCCATATTCCGAGGTGGAGCTCGTCTATACCTGCATCAATAAACTTATTGCGGGTGTAGCGGCGATGCCCCCCGTATTCTCGACCATTGATGAAAAGATAATAGAGTCCGGCCCGGTTTACGATATCTTGCTCAAGAACCCAGCGACGACTTGGGACCGATTTGTTAGCGACTCAATCGGTTTTTATTGCCTTTACGGAGAGGTATTCTGGGTATTCACGAATCTGGTGGGCACCAGTCCCAAAGAGATTCGCGTAGTCTCGCCGTTGCGAATGACCCCGATCACCGACAATCACCTTCCCGACGGCGAGTTGTTAGGTTGGGAATTCCATGCGACGGGCGGTCAACATATCCCGCTGAGCCTTTTCGAGGTTTATCAATGGAAGGGATTCAATCCTAATGACCGGCATCGCGGAATCGGCCCCTTGAAGGCCGCCGCGAACAATATCAATTACAGCTTCGCCGCCGCGTTGTACAACGCATCGACCCTGGCCAACGGCGCCGAGCCGGGGGTAATCCTCACGGCCCCCGGCAATCTCGATACCGACAGGCTCGCACTTCTCCGCAGCCAATTTGATTCCCGTCACCGGGGCGCCGGCCAGGCCAAACGAACCGCCGTCCTCACGGGTGGCCTTGACCTCAAAACAGTCACAATGAGTATGGCCGATATGGAGGTCGCCGAGATAACGCAATTGACCGACAAAAAGATATGCTCGACTTTCGGCGTCCCGCCCGGCGTCGCCGGCCTCGTTACCGAAGCTCAGTATTCACATGGGCCGGCGATGCGTGATTTTATTTTCAACACAATCATTCCGCTGGCGTCCGTTTTTGCCGCCAACATCACATCTGGGATACTATCGAGATTTTATAATTCCGACGTTCGCGGCGTTGAATATAAAGACGCTACGGTTTTGGGCAATATGCGAACATTTCCTTTGCGGAGGCGCAGTACGTATTGCATCGCTCGTCAAAAGGCGATCGGTTCGCAACAACGATTCTTCTTGTGGTTCGATATATATCAACACCCCGTAGTCCAGGAAGCCAAACAGGCGGAGGCTGAAAAGGTCTTGAAATATACTCAGGCCGGCATCTCATTGAACGATCTTATCGAGGCGCACGATTTGCCATACCAGACGCAGCCTTGGGGCGACGACTGGTGGATCGCAATGGGCCAGGTCCCCGCCCGGTTCGCCCTCGAAGCGGGCCTCGAGGGAATCACCGGCCCCTCCTTACCAGAAGGAGAGCCCGCCCCCGAAGAACCGCCTGAGCCAAAATCAGCGGAAGACGCCCCCGATCTTAATTCTCAATTCTCAATTCGCAATTCCGAAGCCGCCAGGCTTCACTTATGGCGATCCTGGGTCGTCACGTGGATCGGGATTGAGAAGGAATACTCCGATTCCCTGCGTGTCTTTTTCGTCCGTCAGCAGCGAATCCTGATCAAGAAACTCAAAGATGCGTTTCAGAAGACAGAAGACAGGAGACAGAAGACAGAAAATGGCGATACGCATGACGCAATACGCGATACGAACGACGATATCATCGCCCGCGTCGTATTCGATTTGAAGGTTGAAAATGAAAAGCTCCGCGTCATCAATCACACCTATTTCGGCAAGGCCTCCGAGCTGGGCATTCGCCAGGCTTTGACCGAGGTCGCAGGTCTAAAGGGCGAGGAACTGAATAAGCGCGCCGCCGAGGTCAAGTTGCGGGCGGCGATAAAAAGGGCAATGCTCATATCGTCGAACCGAATTACGGATGTGAACAAGACGACTCAGGCAATGGTCGCCATGCAATTGAAGGCGGGGCTGGAGGCCGGCGAGGGCCTGCCTGAATTGACATCCCGGCTCAAAGATGTATTTGGCTCGAACCGGACCAGGGCGCAGGGCATAGCACGCACACAGACCTCCGGCGCAGTCGGCACCGGTCGTCATGAGGGTTTCCGATCCTCCGGGATCGAATTGAAGTCCTGGTTAAGCGCCCGCGATGCCCACGTCCGCCCGTCTCACGTAGAGGCCGAATCCAAGTACGCCGAAGGCATTCCCGTCGATTCGTTCTTCGAGCTGAAAGGCGGCCGTGTGATGTTCCCCTGCGATCCATCCGGTCCCGCCGGCGAGATCATAAATTGCCGATGCGTGGAGCTGGCAAAGAAGGCCGGCGGCAAGGGTTACGATTTGACAATGCAATTTTACTCTTATTCCGATATGCAGCGTGACATCGCCGCATCCGAATTGAAGGAGACGCCCAATGCCAGCACCTGATCAGGTCAAGGATTTTCATCAGGAGCGTCATTTATTCCTGACGGTCAAGCAGGTTGACGAGCAGAACCCGAACATCGTTCACGCCACGGTGAGCACCGATGAGATTGACCGTTACAATGAAGTAGTTCAGCCGTCGGCGTTCAAGGAAGCGTTGCCCGCATTCTTGGCCAATCCCGTAGTTCTTCCCGCCCATCAGCATCGTCTTGAGAACGGTGAGCCTCCGGTCATAGGCAACGTCCTGACCGATACTATTCGCATAGGCGAGCACGAGATTGATATGGATATCCAATTCGACGACGACGACCTGGGTCAGAAGTACGCACGCAAATATCAAAAGAAAATGATGCGGGCCTTCTCAATCGGTTTTCGCGGTCTTACCGGCGAATATAAAGATGCCGACAAGACGCGTGTATGGATATGGACGAAAATCGAGTTGCTCGAGGTCTCCGCAGTCGCCGTCCCCGCCAATCGCGGCGCCCTGGCCCGTGCGAATGGTTATTACGATCACGAAGACGACGGTCGGGATACCCAATTGGAATATCGCAACATCCGAAAAGAGATCGTCGAGTTGAAATCGACAATCGACAATCTCCAATCTTCAATCGCTGATTCCCTCGAAGAAATTAAATCGTTATTGACCCCCGACCAGGGAGGACTGGCGCGAGAGCTCTTACTCGGCGAGTTTAGCGATCCGTCCGATCCCGCAGGGGTTGGTATGGCCGAGCAAATCGTTGACGTCGTAACACACGTGATAAGTGAATTCAATCCAGACCATGAGGTGTAAATATGGAATTTCACGAATTTGAAGAAAAAATAAAAACCATGCTGAAGGACGCTAACAAGGGCATGGCCACCCGGGAAGAGTTGAAGAATGCGGTTCACGAAGCGGTGGGTAAACAACTCGCGGAGACTGAAGCGAAACTCAAGCTCTTCGAGACCGTCAAAGCCGACCTGGAGAAGGTAAAGCAGATTAACAATGATCTGCTCACGCAGGTGCAGACGCTGATGCGATCTCGCTTTGCCTCCATCAAGACGCCGGATGGGATGTATAACGGTGTTTGGGGCAACTTAGAGATGGCGAAGAACTTCGGGCTCTACGTCCTCGCCGAACTCGCCGGCAATGCGAGGGCGAAACAGCAATTCGATTCGCTGGGAATCGAACGCAGATTTCTGACTCAGGATAGTAGAATCGTCAAGGGGATGTCGGGCAGCGATATAACGACCGCCGCCGCACTGATCCCCACCGAGTTCATCCCGAATCTGATAGTTCTCCTGGAAAAGTACGGGATCTTTCGCCGCAACGCGCAGGAATGGCCCATGGGGACGGATACCAGCGTAGCGGCGGCCCAAACAGCCGACGTGGTCGTTTACGCCCCGGGCGCTGGAACGCAACCGACCGAATCGCAGCCGGGATTCAAAAACATCGGTCTGAACGCCCGCAAGTTCATGACCCTGACCGCAATTGATTCTGAAGTAAGCGAAGACCTCGCTATCTCCATCGGTGAGGTCGTGGGCCGTTCCATTGCCCGGGCTTTCGCTAAAAAAGAAGATCAATGCGGCTTTATCGGCGACGGCTCAAGCACGTACTTCAACTTCACCGGCGCGACGCAGGCGATCCTGGACGTCGATACTGCCAATACGGCGAACATAATGTCCCTGCGCGTTCAGGCCACGCCCGGCACCTGGGCGGCAATCGTACGCGCCGACATACTCGCCCTGGTGGGTATGATCCTGGATGAGGCCGACGATGGTATCGATTGTAAGTGGTACTGTCACCGGAACTTCTACTACACCGTCATGATCGATATTGCACTCGGCTTGGGTGGCGCCAACGCCACAGAGATCATCATGACCGGTTACACGCCGAACCCGAGATTTTTGCAGCGCCCCGCCGAGTTCACGAACGTCTTGCCCAGGGTCAAGGCGGCCGCCGATCACATCCCATTGCTCTTCGGCAATTTGAAACTGGCCGCCTTACTGGGAGATCGAAGGGCGCTCCAGATCGATATGAGTAAGGAGGCGTATTTCAAGACGGATCAACTCGGCATACGCGGCACCGAGCGTGTCGCTGTCACGGTTCATGGTGTCGGGACAAAAAAGGATGCCGCCGATCCGCAACCTGGTGCAATCGTAGCATTGCTCGCGGACATTGCGTAGTAGTTCCTGACATCCAAATTAGCGGACAAAAGGATAACGGATAACGGATAACGGATATTTTGGAGTACACAATCATGAGTGTAGCAGATGCACAAAACACAAAAAAAGTCCTTTTATTGCCCCCCCAACTCAAAGACAACGGCGATTTCGCCGGCAACACGTATGTGGATACGAAGGGTTGGGGTTACGCCGAGTTTTTGATCGCCACAGGCACGATCGACGCGGCGATGGGATCGACTGCCGAAGGCACAGCTCCTATAATCGAAGAGTGCGACACGTCCGGCGGCAGTTACACCGAATTGACGGGCGCTGCCTTAGCCAATGCTATCGCCGCTACCGAAGATGACTCGCTGTTTCAGATCGATGTGGATTTGATCAATGTGGCGCACAAGCGTTTCATGCGAATCAAGGCTCCGCACGCCGGCGACGGCGCAGTCGGCGTAACCGCCTGCGCACTCGCCATCCTGAGCAAACCTGAGATAGGCCCCCAGAATGCGGCGGCTCGCGGCCTTGCCGAGCACGTGATCGTATAGTCGCGCTCGTAAAAAGCGCTTTGCCTGACTTACAATCCGCCCGGCTTGGTCCTATTCAGGCCCGGCAGGCCGGGCGGATATTTTGAAATCTGAAATCTGAACTTTGAAATCTGTATTCTGTCTTCTGTATTCTGTTTTCTGGAGTTTCTTATGTGGATTGAAATGTTGGAGACCTACGCCGGGGCGCCCGGCCTGTTTCTGAAGGGATTAAAATATGACCTGCCAGAAAGTATCCTCAAGCAAATCCGAGTCAAAGGTCGTCATCTCTGGCGAAAGTGTATCGCCCCCTACGCCGACGCGAGCATCTGCCCGAATCCAGGAGTCCCCGAACGACCGGCAGTACACGCCGGAGAAGAGCAGACAGTATCGAACGAAGTGAGGTAACTTTAGTTCACTTTAGTTCACTTTAGTCGCTTTAGGCACTTATATTATGATCACTATAACCGCCCAGGCAACCAGTGTGAACCTCGCCGAGAAGAGGGCCATAGTCCGCGTCACCCGGACTGACGACTCGGTCATTCCGCCCGACGTCTGGAGTTACGAGCTGAGCGCCGGGGTCGCGCTGGATACGGCCGCGAAGTCGCTGGACCAGATCGTTGACGCCGCCGCCGTTGAGATCGGCAATGCGTTCATCGCCGAGAAGGCCCGCCTGGCGGCGAAGGCGACGCTCATCTCGACCTTCGAGACTAAGCTCGCCGCAAAACTCCTGGCGATGGAGGCTAAATAATGGCTGCTGATATCAAGCAAAAATTCGGGACGGCTACTGCGATTACGGTGACCCTGGCCTCTCTGGCCGACGCGGCAAAGCGTGAATCGACGGTCGTTGATAATACCAGCGACCTATACCTCGACGCCCACGTGCAACTGAAGGTCAAGAGCGGGGCATCCGTCAGCGGCGATAAGGCGGTCTATGTCTATGCCTACGCAAGTTTGGATTCAAGCAGTCCGGGCTATTCCGGCGAGGCCTCCGGCTCGGACGCCGCCTATACCGGGACCTTAGCCAATGCAAAAATGATCGGCGTAATAAGTTGCCCGGCCGCGACCACCAGTTACATCTCCGACTTGATGAGCGTCGCCGCCGCCTTCGGCGGGTCAGTGCCGACCAAATGGGGCATTATCGTCGAGAACAAGACCGGGGCCGCCTTAGATTCCACCGAGGCCAACCACGTCAAGAAGTACATAGGAATCCTGGCTCAGTCCGTATGATTTTACCTGTAAAATACAAAATGAAACCGCCCGTGGCGGCACGGTTGATCCATGGTTCCCTTCTCGCCAGAGATCTTGTTTGTTATTATCCCATGAATGAGGGCTGCGGGGCGCGTCTTCTTGATTTGAGTGGAAAGAACAACAATGGCACTTTCGGCGCGGCCGCTGCTGCACCACTCTGGACGCATGGCAAATTCGGTCCTGCTTTGACCTTTGACGGTGGGGATTATATAGCTTTAGGGTCACAAGTTACATTTTCCGGGCCATTTTCAATAAGTCTGTGGATATACGCTACCGCCTGGGACGCGGTCTATCGGGCGTGTATTGCATATAACGGCTCTGGCACTTATCCGAAAATCCTGCAGGATGTTGGTGCAGTTAATTTTTACGTGCGAGCCGTAACCTCAACGGATGCTACCGTCCCCCTTCCGAGCGCAGGCAGTTGGCATCACATAGTCCTTACGAGGGACGTCGCCAACAAATGCGATTTAATAATTAATGGAGGAGTGGCGAATAGATTATTTGCGGATGCTGCGCAGGCGGGAAACAGCACGTGGGGCAAGATAGGGCATTGTACCGGAACTCAATACTGGAACGGCGGCATCGATAATGTTGGGATGTGGAATCGTGCCCTCTCAATTACGGAAATCGCCCAACTGTACCGCTACTCGTTTGCGATGTTTGGTCTTAAGTCCCGGCCGCAATTGATGTATGTGCCTTCCGGCGCCCCGCCCGCATTCAAACCTTATTGGGCAAGGCGGTGCAATACCCTGATTGGAGCCGCTTAAATGTTCAAAAAAAATACAGCGGTTGTCGGCTTTGGTATAGGCCACTTTATTAACACCTCAACGGGTGCGACCGTAACGACGGGTACGCCAACCTGTAAGCGGACATTGGACGGCGTCGGCGGCGCCTGCGCCAACGCCGCAAGCTATAATAGTGATGGCGCAGTTTGGGAGATCGACCTGGCCGCCGCCGATATGAACGCCGACACCGTTATTTTATCGTTCGCGCTTACCGACTGCCTGCCGATAAGTTATACCATCAAGACCGTTACCAAGCTGGTAAGTGACTTAGCGGATACTGCCGCCGCCGATATCTGGTCCGTAGCGACCCGGCAGCTCACCGGCACTCAAACGTTTAACGTCACCGGCAATATTACGGGCAATCTTTCCGGCTCAGTCGGCAGCGTAACAGGGGCGGTTGGCTCTGTCACCGGCAACGTCGGCGGTAACGTCGTTGGCTCTGTGGCCTCTGTCACAGGCGCAGTCGGTTCCGTGACCGGCAACGTCGGCGGTTCCGTAGCCTCCGTGACGGGGGCGGTCGGCAGCGTTACCGGCGCAGTCGCCAGCGTCACAGGCGCCGTCGGTTCTGTCACCGGCAACGTCGGCGGTTCAGTTGCCTCCGTGACCGGCGCGGTCGGCAGCGTTACCGGCGCAGTCGGCTCGGTCACAGGCGCAGTCGGCTCCGTCACCGGCGGCGTAACGGTTACGACGAATAACGACAAGACCGGATACGGTCTAAGCGCAGCGGCTGTGCAGGCGATCTGGAATGCCCTGACCTCAGCACTTACCACCGCCGGGAGCATCGGCAAAAAACTGGCCGACTGGGTGGTCGGCACAATAGATACTTACACGGGCAATACCAAGCAGACGGGCGATTCTTATGCTCGACTCGGAGCGCCGGCGGGGGCTTCTATCGCCGCTGATATAGCGGCCATCGAGGCCCAGACCGACGATATAGGAGTAGCTGGCGCGGGCCTTACCGCGATAGCATCGGTCGGCGCTGTGGCTGGCGCAGTCGGTTCCGTCACCGGCAACGTCGGCGGCAACGTTGTGGGCTCCGTAGGTTCTCTGGCTACGCAAGCTAAGGCCGATGTGAATGCTGAGGTCGATACGGCCGTCGCCGCGATCAAGACGGTCACGGATAAACTCGGGACCGCTGTGGAGCTCGATGTCGATGTCTATCGATTCACCGAAAACGCCCTCGAGCAGGCGCCATCCGGCACCGGCGGGGATGCGACGGCTGCGAATCAGACTACGATTATCGGCCACTTGACGGACATCAAGGGGGGCACGTTCGATGCCGAGACCGACGCCTTGGAGCCGATCCGCGACAAATTAGATACGATCTCCGGCGGCGCCCCAGTTAATGTTCGGCACGAAGGGACCTGGATTATTACGGAATAGAAATATGAGCGTAACGATTCAAAGGAAATTCTGGATCGACGATGAATTAGCCGACGTCACCTCCGTCGTCCTGAGTGATCCGACCGGGACCTATGGCGTCAAGCGCAATGATACCGACGCCGTCGTTGTGGCGGACGGGACGGCGATGACCAAGGTCTCAACCGGCGTCTATCGCTATACCTTCGCCGAGCCGGAGATCGGTTTGACATACACGGCCCAGATCGAATGGGTCTATGGTGGTGAAACGTATTATATCGAGGAAGTCAAGGAAGGCACCGCCGCATCCGCCGGCCGAATCTGCACCTTGGCCGATGTCAAGGACCGTCTCGGCGAATCCGGCGCCGAGCACGATACGCTCCTTAACCGTTTGATCGCCTCTCTCGAATCGCTCTTCGATAGTTACACCGGCCGGCACTTGATAGTTCCTTCCGCCGATGTGACCGAGTATTATTCGGGCAGGGGTCCCCTCCTCCAGATCAGGCGATACCCGGTAGTTTCGATAACCTCAATCAAGGAGGCCGTGGATTACGACTTCACCGGGGCCGACGCCTTGGTCGCCGATACGGACTACCGGATCGTCAACGATGGCCGCAATGGGATCATCCTCCGCATATACAGTGTATGGGATGCGCTCTCCGATTCGATCCAGGTGGTCTATAAGGGCGGCTACTGTGCCGCAGGCGTAACGCCTGGTGAGGGCGAGACGGCCCTTCCCGACGATCTTAGGGAGGCCGCTATCGAGCAGGCGACATTCTTTTTCAAGCGACGCGACGACCTGGGCCTGTCGTCGGTGAGTTTTCAGGGCGGGTCGATAAGTAAGTTCAGTCCAATGGACCTGCTGCCGATCGTCAAGAAGACCCTTGATAATTACCTATTACTGAGTGTCTGAAACATGGTTGCCCGCAAAGACGCAAAGACGCAAAAAAGGATAATGTCGATATTGATTAAAATCCTTAGCGCCTTCGCGCCTTGGCGGGAAAAGAAGATTGAAATAGAATGCAGATTCAAATAGAAATGTCGCCTGATTTTCCCGCAACAGTAGCCTCACTCGGCGCCAAGGGCCTGGCCGTTCTCGCCGCCGCCGATAAGGGTCTGAATACGGGCGTCAAGTTAGCCGCATCGAACGTCGTCAGTGAATACCTGACCGGCCAGTCCTTGGGGCGGCGCACCGGTCATCTGGCCCGGGCAGTCCAGGGCTGGCTCGCCGGGCCGCTGCATGGTGTGGTCGGTATCTCCGAGTCATCCTCCGTGGATCGGTATAAATGGCTCCTTGGCGATGAGCAGATGACGATCCTGCCTAAGAAGGGTAAATTCCTCACGGTTCCTATTGGAGAGGCCCTGTCGGGCGCCGGCGTGCTCAAGGGCGAATACTCAGGCGGCCTGCGTTCGATAGCGGGCGGCTTCTTCGTTCGCAGTAAGGGCAGTCTTCTATTCGGTTACAAGCGGGGCAAGAAAGGCAAGTTCCGTGCGTTGTTCGTTTTGGTCAGGAGTGTCTTCGTTCAGGGTTCCGGCGCACTCTACGACGGTGTCAACGATTCGCTCGATGATATAACCGGTTCGATGCAGTCTGAAATTGATAAGGTCATTGATTGATATTCTCTGTGTTCTCTGTGCTCTCTGTGGTTTTGTGTGAACTATGGCAAATGATGGCGGCTTGATAGCGTCTTTAGAACAGTGGTTCGCCGATACACTTGCTGCGCTTGCGATCGATACGGTCCTGGTCTTTCCCCCCGGCCTGAACGGCATCAAACGCGCCGATGTATGGAAGCATCAAGTTGGGCCTCTTGCCGGCGGGATCGAGGCCCTCGATAAGTACGCACCTTGCGCATTCGTAAGTTATTTTAACGACCAGGCCGCCCGCGAGGGCGATTACGATTTGCGTGAGGTCCTGGAATTTACGATCCTGATCGGCCAGGAATGCAGGGAGGCGGGCGTCGCCCGGTTCGGATCCGCCACGGAATTCGGCGTGAGCAAGTTGCGCGACTTGGTGATCGCCGCCTTCGACCGGAAGCATCCTGGCGGGTCGTTCACTTGCGATGAGATTTATTACACCGGCAGTAGCGAGGTCTATGACTCGCCCAAGCAGTATGCGATCGAGATGCACTTCGAGGTAAGTAAGATGACCCCAGTAAACTAAAGTAAAAACAGTAACCCATCCACCCTCAACGAAAGGAGTTATTCAAATGCCTACAGTAAATCAACGAACCGGCCTCCCGCAGGGTGCGCTCATTAACGGCATTGACGCCGGCGGTGCGATGTCGGCCCGGATCAACGAAGGCTACGATAATATAATCAGCTCCGACCCGGATGGTCTGCAGGTCCCGGTCAGCGATCGTGAGGTCCAGTTTGTTCGCGGCACGGTAGTTACCCAGGACTGGATCGATGCGGTCGCCCTCCTGACCGGCACGGTCGGCACTTACGTATTCTACGAACGCAGGAGCGCCGTCGCTGAGGCCACAGGCTTCATCAAGCATACCATCACGGCCCCGGTGATTCACAGGGCCTCGCTCGATTTCTCGAAGGGCCGCTACGGAACGCTGACCTTCGACTTTGAATGTCGCGCCGCCGACCCTACCAAGACCATAGCCGACATGCACGCGATGACCGATACCCTGGCCGCACCTACTTACGTCGCCCCCGGTCGCGGCGGCTACCGAGTCACCGTCGCCCAATTGTCTCCCCTGGCGACCCCGATCAGTATCTATCACGTGACGAGTTTCAATCTCGCCCTGACCCTGCCCTTGGTCAAAGAGTGTAACGACGCCGACGTCGCCTATACCTGCGTTGACGCCCGTCTCGACGGCCTTACGGCCTCCGGCTCGATCACCTTCCAGGATTCGACTATAACCAGCGCCAAATTGAAGGCCCAGGACCTGCTGTTGCACGCCCGGGCCGACCTGAAATTGACCTTGACCCAGTCCGGCGGAGCAACCGCCAAGACGCTGACTGTGGCCGGTGTCGTCTTCGATAATATAGGCGGCAATGCCGATGTGACCAAGCCGTTCAGCGATTACACGATGCCGTTCCGCGTGGCGAACGATTTGACCACGCAACTGACCCTGGCCGGCACGAATAAGATTCTCGTAATCGCGGACGCCGCGTAACCCGTGAAACGTGAAGCGTGAAGCGTGAAACGTGAATTCTCAAACGAGATACGCTTCACGAGGTACGAGATACGAATCAATGCCCAAAGACATAAACATCCATCTAAAGACCACCGGGGCGGAGCAGACAAAGCAGCAGCTCGAGCAGGTGGCAACCGGCACGCAAAAGATCGGTGCTGAGGCTACGCGATCCGGGAGAGAAGCCGAAAAATGTATGGGGCTGTTCGGCAACGTGCT